GAGTCTTCTGACCCTGCTGCAGCATCCGAACATGGACTTGTTGTGGCTGCCGAAGACCCTGTCACAGGCCATTGGTACGTCATCAGGTCGGACTACATCAAATCCAAAAACCCACTTGAAACAATCAACGAGGTCATGCGTCGTACTGCCGGTCTCAACATTGTCCGCCGTATCTATGACACGGCTGCCACATGGTACACTCAGCTCGCGGCCGCGCAGGGCATTGCATACGTTGGTGTCTACAAAAAGTCAGACCGCAAGCTTGACATGATTAGTGCAACAAATCAATTACTTGGAACCAAACTCTTCATTGCCAGCTGGTGCAAAGACCTGATTGACGAACTCCAGTCAGCCCAATGGTCCGAAGTCAACCCAACCAAAATCTCCCATGCCCATGACTACCACCTTACCGATGCCCTCAATTACTTCGTGGACTGCAAACCAAAGTACGACGGCAACAACATCAACTATGCCAGAACATGGGACCAGCAAATCCGAGAGTACAACCAGAAGAAATACCAAGACCAAGAAAAAGCTCCAAAAATTCGCCGCTCAGCGTGGGGTAGGCCATGGACTCGTTGGTAGTCTTTGTGATATTATTCCTCCTGCAACTAATGGTCGCTGCCGTCCTTGGACTGCAGCTCAGTAAAAAACGTAGGATTATCAACAAAGAGCTCGAGCAAATTGCGCAAATGAAGCGTAACATTGTCACAGCCAGAGGAGGAGCCATCTATGCACGGAGAGGGTTCATGCGGATGCCAGGCTTGCCGCAAGGAAAAGTATCAAACCAAGAAGGCGACTGGGCAAAACTCACCAGAGAGCGAGTCCGACTCATCCAACAAGAGTACTTCACAAAACGGAAAAAAAGAGGGGAGCCTGGTTAAATTGCTTCTCATCCGTTTTCCTGCTATGAAGAAGAAGAAAAAACAAAAGGACTAAGCCCATGCCAACTTACATGCTTGACCTCTGGGACTCTGAAGACAAAATCAAACAAGAGCTGGAAAAACGCCTGGCATTTGCACGTCAAGCCCGTAAGGTGCACGAAAAGCAGTGGGAAGAAAACGAACGCGCTGCTTACGCTACCCGCTTTGAGGAGTTCTTCTCCGGCGGTGATGTTAACCTGTCCTTCGATTCCGTTTCCGAATTGGGCCTGGCCCCGGTCGACGGGTCCGCAAACAACATTGCGACCAACTACATTATGAAAAACCTGCGTTTCTTCCACGCACAAATGTCCTCTAACCCACCGACTGTCAGCCCAAAGCCACTGACATCGGACAGAGAAGACAGAAGACGCGCCGACGCGGCCGACCGCTGCGTGCGCTACGGTCTCCGGCAATACAAGATGCAGGAGCGCCAAGACCAGGTCAACCTCAACACCCTGCTGTACGGCAACGGTTTTGCCAAGACAATCTTCGACCCTGAACTTGGTGAAATCATCAGCTTCAAAGAAGACACAAACGAAGTCAAAACAGAAGGCGACTTTGCTTACACTGTCCCATCACCTTGGATGATTTACCCTGATGCTGACGCTGTCGTTTGGGAAGACGTGCGGTTTGTCTTTGAGGAGATTCCACTCCGCTATGAGACAGCTTGCCGGCTTTTCCCAGAAAAGAAAGACCAGTTGCAACGCTATCGCCTCAAAGGACAGGACGAGTCAGCCAACACTGCCCAGTCCAAATCTGTTATCTCGCAGCGCAGCTATTACGATGTTGTCCGGGTTTACCAGTACTGGGAGACCGGCACACCAGAAAACGGTATGCAAGGTCGTTACTGCTGGTGCCTTGAGGACGGAACACAGCTCACCGAGTTGACAGTATCTCCTCACCGGTTTCACGCTGTCGCCAAAGACGGCTCACAAGGTGCACCATTCGCAAAGCTGCCTTATCACCTGCTGACCGACATTGACGTGCCTGGCACCTACTGGGGCCGGTCTGTCGTGTCCTACGCTGCAGCCCTGCAGGACGTCCTAAACCGGCTTGACAACGTCATGCTGGACATCTTGGCAGCCCACGGTGTAGCCCGCTTGCTTATGCCAGAGTCGGCTGAGATTGCCAAAGGCTCCATTACTAACTCACCATGGGACATCGTGAAGTACACAGGAGCCATTCCGCCAAACTTCATGGAACCGCTGCCCATGCCAGCAGCCCTGCCCAACATCCGTGACCGTATGAAGCAGAACCTTGATGACATTATGGGCATCACCGAGGCACTCATGGGTCAGCAGTCCCGTGAGACGTCTGGCTTCTCAATGCAGTACGCAGTCGAGCAGTCCAACATGATTCGCCGTCGCCTGTTTAACAAGTACGTATCCTTTGTCGAGAACGTCTACAAGACTTACCTCGGTGTCATTAAAGAAAACTGGACAACACCACGTACCATCAAAGTGCTTGGCAAGGAAAGAGCATTCGAGACTGTCGACCTTCAGGGTGCAGACATTCAAGGCGGGTTTGACCTTGTGGTTGAGTACGGCACAAGCTTCTCGCTTGACCCAATGGCACGCCGTCAGGAAATACTTCAGCTTATGCCAGTCCTCAAAGAAGCCGGCATGACCTCCCGAGCTATCCTCGGTATGCTCAGACTCAATGAGCTAGATTCACTTATCGACCGCACACAGCTTGCAGCATCCCGTCAACGTGAAGTCTTTGACCGCATGCTGGCAAACAAGATTTTCATTGCTCCGCGTGAGTTGCAAGAACACAGGGCAATGCTAGAAGAAGCGTATAACTACGTGATGTCGGCCGAGTTCGATGCCTTGCCAGAAGAAGACAAGGCACTTATTGAGCGGCACATCAAGGAACGTGAAGCCATGGCCGCCCAGTCCGGAGCACAGGCAGCCGCCGGCGGAGCCCCAGAGGCCGGCGCTGCACCAGCCAATCCACTTGCAGCCCTCATGGGCGGCGGCGGTTGACTTATCTCTAAGTTCCCTGTAAAACAGCCGTATGTGTCCAACAAAGGAGAACACACATGGCTACAACAGTTGACCCAAAAGCAGGCAGTGCAAGCATGTCTGACATTGTTCTTGAGTCCATGCAGGAACTACAGAACGATTCAGCCTCAACCTCAAGTATGGAGCCTGAGTACCTTGATGAACCAATGTCAGATGCGGACATCGAAAAGGAACTCGCAGGGACGCAGGGTGAGACCCAGGAACAAGGAAGTGAAGAGCAAGCCTCAGCCGCCAGCTCCACCAACCCCAACTCCCCAGTCGACGTAGTTCGTGTAGAACTCGACGACGGCCGAACAGCAAAACTCAAAATTGACTTCTCAGACAAAGAAGCAGTCAAAACCTTTATCGCCGAGCAGTACGCCTCCGCCCGTAAAGCCCAGGCCCTCGAAGAACAGCTCACCAGTATTAAACCAGACTATGACGACATGAAGACCGCGTTCGAGCAAATCGAGTCGGCTGTCGAAAACGGTATCGAAGCTGTGGTCGACCTGCTGTACGGCAAGCCTGGTCAGTTCAAGGCGTTGATTGACTCTGAGATTGAGCGGCGTGAGACCCGTAAGTACGCAACCGAAGCCGAGCTGGCCGCAATGGACCGCGAAGAAGAGGCTAAGCGTACTGCCCGCCTTACCGCAGCCGAGCGTAAGAAGCTGGAAAATGAGAAGCAAGTCATTGAAGCCCAGAAAGCCAAGGCAGCTGAAGACGCCCTCTACTCCCGTCTTGAGCGTCAATTCAACCAAATCCGGGTCGACGGCCTACTTGGTGACTCAGAGCTCGAGGACTTCGTAAACCGGGCTATCTGGCGTGAATCTGTTGACCAATTGGCTGAACTTGAAGCCAAAAACCCTAAGCTGCCTGATGCTGCAATCAAACAAATTATGAATGATGTCGCAAGCAAAGTGCGGAACAAGTTCCAAGCTACCCAAAAAGAGGCAACCAAGAAGGCTGTCACCAGCCAAAAGACGGAAGCCCAACAAAAGGTAGCCGCTAAAGCCACTTCCACTGCAAGTCCTAGTAGACAGCAGATGCAGGAAAGTGTTAACTCAAAAGTCGATGCCGGAGATATCAGAGGTTTGACCCGGCTCTTACTACGGGGCCAGTAATTTTCGGTCCTAATTTTGGAGGTTTTGTTTCATGGCTATTAGTAACGTAGATTCACTCTTGCTAGGTAAACTCCTGCAGATTACCTTCTCGAAAGGTTTCCGCCGTCAGTTGGTGCGTGACCACAGAGACTGGGAATCTGTCAAACAGATGACAGTTGGTATGCCAGGCGGACGTGAGCATCGCTTCATGTTCCAAGTCGGCGGCGGACCTGCTGCTATTCAGTACGCTGCAATCGGCGCTGCTGGTGCATTCCCTGCTGCTCAACGCTCGGCAGTCGAAGAAAAGACTGCAATCTTCAAAGAGCTCAACGCTACAATCGAAATCGACTATATGTTGTTCGAGCGCCTGAAGATGGCTCCTGCTAAATATGCTGACAACCTGGCCATGGAACTCGAAGACAAACTCGTGTATCTGAAGCGCCGTGTTGCTGCTGACCTTTACAACGACGGACTCGGTGTTCTCGGTACTGTCGCTTCTGTTGC